GGCCCCCATGCGGATCAGCTGCTGCTCGCCGGTAAGCTCCGTCCCGCCTTCTCCCGGGCTGTACACCATTTTCCCGCCGTACCACAGCTGCCCGTCCGCAATCCAGGCCAGCTGTTCCCCGCCCAGCAACGTCCCGCCGTTTATATGGCGGATCAGCCGCCGGCGCTTCCTGGGCGCCAGCATCGGGAATTCGTCCGCGCTCATGTTTCGCTCGTCCCAGAATTCCGCCCCGTCCGCCGCTTTCCGCGCGTGCAGGCCCAAAAACTGGTTCTGCAGCTCCTGTTGCTCGTTGCCCGCCTGCAAATATGGCATGCTCATCGTCTATCCCTCCAGCCTATCCGTATATGGATTACTCTCCGACATTTCCGCCCGTATGATCCGCCTGCGGATCGTCCGCCCTGGCCGCCAGCACGATCACGCCGCGCTCTTCCTGGGCCTCCTGCCCGGCCTCCGTTTTGGCCCCGCGTATCATCGTCATTGCCGCCGCCAGCTCCCGCATGGCTGCCGTCAGGTCGCGGAGCGCCTTGGTGTCCAGCTTCCTGGTCCGCACCTCCGTGACCCCGCCGTCCCCGTCGCTGATCACGCGTCCGTGCAGCGTGTCGATGTCCCCAGCCGCGGCCTTCAGCTCCCTGGCCGCCCTGCTGATCCCGTCGCACAGCGTCTCTATGGTCCTCGCGTCCCTCGCCTGCGCGCGCGCGAGTGCTTTTTCCTGCACATTTTCTGCATAGTTTCTGCGCTTTTCCGTCCAGTTTCTACGACTTGACGCCTTCTGAATCATGCTTTCCGAAATCTGATATTTTTCTGCCAGCTTTTCGAGCGTCATCCGTCCGCGGATATACTCGCGCTCTATCGGCCCCCAGTCCACCTTGCGCCCAGCCACCATAATCCCCCCTGTTTCGCCCCAAAAATAACACAACCCCGGCACGGTTTTCCCCCGTACCGGGTAGCCTGACGGATGAGGTGCTTGCCTTCCCCTTGAGGGGAAGGTGTCAGCGCAGCTGACGGATGAGGTGCTACTCCTCCCCGTCATATTTCCACCCCAGCATTTTGGCATAGGGACACTCGCCCCACTCCCGCGTGCAGCAGTATTTATCCATCCACCGGTCGCACATGGCGTTGTTGTGGAACATATACCGCAGCCAGGTGCCGGGAATGGAACTTTCACAGCACAGATAATTCCGCTCCCCGCCCGAAAAAAACGGGCAGATGACTTTCGCATGCTTGCTGATGTTAGGCATCTCCGCGTTCCTCATGGGCCACCTCGTAGCGCCGCTCCTCGTCCAGGCCGCCCCGGTCCTCGTCGATGATCACGCCGATTTCCGCCGCGTCCCCCGTACAGCCCACCACCGTTTTGGTTCCGTCCCGCTCCACGCGATACACCGTATAGCTCATGCCCCCGACCTCCTCACCAGCCGCGCGAAAATAAACGCCCCCGCGATCCAGTCAGATCTCCTGACGCTGATGTCCGTCAGCTCAAGCCCTGGATAGAGTTTACGCATGATCAGCTCGCCCTGCAGGTCCGCGTCCTGCGCGATCCTCGCCGCCTGGCGTTTGGTCACCCTGTGAACCGATTCGGTTGTCCTTGGTTCCTTGAGATTGCGGGAACACATCCACCTTTTCTGATCCTTGGTGCGATGCTCCGTCCCGGCGGCTTTGAGCATGTATTTGCAAACCGCTTTGAGCCCGTCGTGAGATAACACCAGCCGGTCGCAGTTGGCGAATCCCATGCCCCAGATGTCCTCCAGCTCCTCACGGGTAAGCCCTCCCTCCATCAGGACGTGGTGGTGGGCCCGCCCGCTTTTGTTCCCCGCCTCGATCACGGCCATATATTTGCAGCGGCCCAGCCCCTTTTTGGCGCGGGCCCGATTGACGCGCCGGATGTAGTTTACAAAATCTTTCCTGGCCTGCTCCATCGTGGGGGCAGGCCCTTTGTACGTCAGTGTCAGAAAATAGTCGTTTCGGCTGAAATTGTTTTCCGCTTTCCGCCGGAAATGCAGCTCCGCCCTGCGGTCATTGCAGACCTGCATGGCCTTGGTGCTGCGGATCCGTTCTTTCGCCCGGCTCGCGTCCGGGTAAGCGCGGGAATAGACAGGGTACGCCTCAACCTCGACGGCCTCCCCGCAGCGGATGGTCCGGGTTTTGTAGCAGAGGACCCGGTTGTGCCGCAGCAGTTCCTCGCCGGCCCCGTGCCCGCTCTCGATCTCAAAAATCTGTTCCAGGTCTGTCCGCATCCCGCTTGTCCTTTCCGCCGCTTACTCTCAGGGGAGGGAGAGGGCACGCCCTCTCCCTCCCGCCGAGTGGGCACCCACCCTCACCCGAGGCGCTAAACTTAAAACCCAGTACAAGCCCCGAAACGGCCCCCCGGCCGCTGTATAATAGTCCATCATCCAACCCAGGGCCTGCCGGCCCGTTCGCAGCTGGCAGAAGGCCACCGGCCTCCTTCCCGGGCGCTGCTCACCCCAGTACAAGCCCGTTCAGCGGCCCCCCGGCCGCCGCAAAGGCTTCCCCTTGAGGGGAAGCTGTCAGGCCCCCGGCCTGACTGATGAGGTGTCAAAATGCGCGCCCGCGGTGCCGCCCCGCGTGGCTGCCTGGCACATCCTCTCCATGAGTCCCTCTCCGTTGAATAAGGGTACTCCTTTCTATAAAATAGTAGAAATCAGGATGGCAGCCCGGTCCCTGGCCGGCGCGCATGAGATGTCAAAAAATTATTTTGAAATTTCTGAAATTTGTGCTTGACAATGCATCGATATCGATGTAATATAGAGGTGTCCCAAGGGACAAGAGAGAAAAGGAGGCCAACACGATGTTGTACAACGTAAAGTTCGCCTGCGGTCACGAGCAGAACGTCCAGCTCTACGGCACCCACGAAGAGCGCGAGCGCAAAATCTGGTTTTTTGAGAACCGCTGCGAATGCGACGCCTGCAAGGCCGCTGCCAGGGCTGCAGCTGCCGCCGAAGCATCCGCTAAAGCCGCCGAGAACGGCCTCCCCACCCTCGAAGGCAGCCCCAAGCAGGTAGCCTGGGCTGAGCAGATCCGCCAGGAAATCATTGCCAAGGCCGAAAAGAGGATCGACGAAGTCCGCACCGCCAGCGCCTCCAGCAGTGACCCCCGCTACGCGGAAGCTCTTTCTCTTGCTGATAAGATCCTGCATGATCTCAAAAACAACACCAGCGCCAAATGGTACATCGATCACCGCGCCACCAACATCAACCACATCCTGGCCGGAATCGCCTGAGAGGAGGAAAAACAAATGTCCATCAAGTTTACCGATCTTAAGGAAGTCACCCACAACGAAGCCGGTATCATCCTGTACGGAAACGGGGATGTCATTATCTGCAACTGGTCAGGCTGTAATGGCCTCCCCCGTGTGTTTCCCGGCGGCCCGATCGGCCTTAATGAGGAAATCACCATTATCGAGCAGGGCGAAAGCGATGACATCAGCCTCTTTTCCCCCGAAGATTGGGATATCGTCTACGACGAAAACGGAGATTATCCCGACGCTGTCAACGCCATCGGTCGCTACCGCTGGTACAAAGTAGAGGCTAACGGGGAAGAGGCCACGGTCATCGCCCCCCGCGATTGGAATTAAGGAGGCTCCACCATGTCCCAGCTTAAAAACATTCATTCCCATAGCATGCGCCGGCTGCAGTCCATCAACCACCTGCTGTCCGTCTACGCTCGCGACATCTACGCCCACAGCGACCCCATGGACGTCTACCTGGATGAAAGCGATAACACCTACAGCGTTCGTGGCCTGATCGATGGCGATAATATGACCATCGACGATATCGAAGAAGCTCTGGTCACCATGAGCATCGAAGACGAAGGTGCCCTTTTCGAGCCTCTCCCCATCTGGGCTGAAAGCTGGCACAACGCCGGCTACCCGGATCCCGTTGATTGGATCGACATCCTCACCATCTCCCGCTGCAGCGGGAACAAGCTGGGCGACATCATGGAAAATCTGATGCACTGCCCGATGGACCCGGAAGCGCTTCCCACCCTGGTCTCTGTCACCGAATATGCCGCCCTGCACGCCCTGGCGCCCGTCACCGTCCGCCAGAAGGCCGCTCGCGGCAACATCCCCGGCGCCGTCAAGATCGGCCGCAATTGGGCCATCCCCCGCCATGCCGACTACAAAGACGCCCGCAAAAAGCCCTGATCCCATGATAGTCCTCAGCGCCTGCCGTTTCGCCCGGCAGGCGCTTGTGCTTTTGTTATCCCGGATCCCCGCTCTCTGTCGGTCCTTAATCCGGTTCGCCCTCCCGGCCCGCAGGCCGTTGCCTTCCCCTCGAGGGGAAGGTGGCCCGCAGGGCCGGATGAGGTGCTTCGTATTCTCAGCGGCCCTCCGTCCCCGCTTTGACGCGTGCTGATCGCGCAGCAGGGAAGCGGACGGAAGGATGACAGCGGGCTCCTGTCCAAAAGCCCCGCGGGTCCGTCTCTCCCCGCGGTTTCCCCGCGCATTCAGCGCCCGCGCGGGGAAACGCCGCCGTGTGCGCCATCCGGCACCTGTGCCCGGAGGGCCGCTTTATTGTCGTCAAACGTCTCCGTCAACATCGTCGTGCCTGATCTGCAGCTCCTTCGCCACCAGCCCCGGCACCGCGTCGTATGGCCCCACCAGCTGCGTCTGGCCGCACCTGGCGCACACCTTCCACACGTCCCCGCCCTGTTTGCCGTCGTACACCCAGATGTGCGGGCACTCGTTAACGCCCTGAGCTGCCAAATCCGTTCGCCCCTCTCTCTGTCTGCGCGAAGCTGTCCACGGGCCGCAGTACCGGTTTGACACATGGCATGATGATCAGCTGCGCGATCTTGTCCCCGCGGCGGATCATGTAGGGCTTGTCCCCCAGGTTGTACAACTTTACCACGACGCTGCCCGTGTATCCCTCGTCGATCACGCCGCCCAGGCTCACGACGCCGTAGCGCACGTTGAGCCCGCTTTTTCCCTCGATCTTTCCATAAGTGTCCTTTGGCAGCAGCATGTGCACGCCGGTGTCAAACGACGCGCTCCCGCCCTCCAGGATCGCCTGGTCCTGCATCGCGTACAGGTCCAGCCCCGCGTCCTGCGGGTGCGCCCTGGTGGGCTCCACGGCCCCCTCGTCCAGGTAATAATCCATTATCGGCCTCATCAGCTCACGCCCTCCATCGTCATTTGTTGGTCCAAAAATTTCTCCCGGTAAATCCCGTCGGCCTCCAGCTGCAGCCCCACCGACGTCTGACTTTTGCCCTTCGGCCCGTCGTATGTTCCGCCCAGCTTGGTTTTGATCCTGTAGTCAAACTCAGGGGCCAGCACCGCCCGCCCGTTAGCGTCGTTGACGCTGCTCAGCGTCATGTCTATTTTGATGTTGACCGTCGCGGAATACATCTGCTTTCGCAGCGCCAGCTCTATCGCCTCGTTCACCTGCCGGTTGATGTCCGCCAGCAGCTCGCCTTGATCCCGGTTGCCCAGGTTAAACAGCTCCAGCACCGTTATTCACCGTCCTCGCTCTACCTCCGTCAGTCCAGCGCTACCGACCACTGGTATCCGCCCTTGACTTCGCTCTCATACTCGTCCTTGTTCCCGTAGCGGAAGCCGTCCGAGTCCTTTCCCTCCCAGTAGAACCGGCCCTTGCCGGAGTTGCGCCACTGGCCCAGCCCCCGGTCCAGACCCTTGTCCAGGCACTCCACCACCAGCTCCAGGTCCGAGTCCACCTCGCATTTGATCTCAAATTCCAGCACGGCCCCCGGCTGGATCTCCTCGCTGCATGCCAGGCTGACGCGCTCGCCCTGCATCGTCTGGGCCCTGAGCGGCCGCTCGCACAGGTCCATCTCCTGGTTGGTGCGGATCGGTATGTTCCTCGGATACACAAAAATATTCTGGTCGATCGCCTTCTTGTAAGCCTTCACCTTGCTGCTCTCCGAGCCCTTGACCCTGCGCAGGCCCCCGCAGCAGTCTTTGAGCATCCCCTTGATCTGGTAGTCCTGGATGATCGGCGTGCCGTCCGCCAGCTTTTTGAAAATGGTCATGCCCTTCTGCGCCACTTCGTCGGCGCCCAGCAGCTCCACTTCCTCTTCCATCGTCGGCGCGTCCGGCGCCTTTGAACCGATGAAATCGCGGTAAACCTGCTTGTTGCTCGGGTTCATGCCCAGCATTCCCTCGGTGGTAGTGATCCTCACGTGCAGCATCTTCATGGTTTGTTCCTCCTTAAGATTTTTTTATTGACACGGGCTTTCGCCCTGGTCTTTCATGCTTCATAGCCTCTGCGTAGCTCTTCGCCGTACAGCTTTTCCTTCTCAACTGTGTTCATCCCTGCGCTGATCCCCTTCGGTTCCGTCAGTCTCAGCTATTCCTCCGCATTTCATATCCAATCCCATGCTCTTCGGTCAGCCAAATCCAAGCGTACAAAGCCTTCGCATTCCGACTCTACCCCTTCCCTTCCGTTTCTGCGCAAAGTGGGTTCCTTTCCTGTCAGACCGTGCTCATCAACTCCCCTTCGCGTCTTCTCATGCCGAGTCCACTCCCCTTCGTGTCAGACCAAAGCTGTTCCGTTGCCATTCCATCGTCCCACAGCTTTTCCGTCTCTGTGCGGATCCTTCCGCAGCCTTTCCTTATCTGTCAGCCAATGCTTTTCCTCTGCGCCTTACTGATGAGGTGTCAGCTCGTTCGAATAATTTCCTGTTCGCCTCGAATCACTCCGTCGCTATTCCTTCTCAGTTCTGCGCTGGCTGCTCTATGCCATTTCGCGCTACGCAGTTCAACGCCGCTTCCCCGCCATTCCTTGTCTTCCCATCTTTGCCTCAGCTGTTAGTTGCTTTGCTGGGCTTTTCCCTTGCTGTGCTTCACATTCCCTGCGCTGCCGCTGCATATCCATTCCAAGCTACGCCTTTCCAATCTCCTCCCTGTCGCAGCTCCTCAAAGCTAATCCATTGCGTGGCTCAGCTGCTCCATTCCCTTGCTTTTGTTCCTGCGCATTCCTAAGCCTTTTCCCGGCCTTCCTCTTCCATTCCGCTTCGCTTTCAGCATTTCGATGGAGTCCTTTGCCTTTTCATAACAATGCCTGTCTAAACTATTCAATGCCTTCGCGTTCCTCCGCTGTTTCAAATCAAATCTTTCAACTCACAGCGTTCGTTTCCGTTTCTTCCGGCGCTATGCAATTCCTCTGCCGTTCGATACTTGTCACATCCCCCGCGCTTCCCGCCATGTCCGGTCCCGCTCGTCTCCTTGCCAATCTAAGCACATCTCAGCCTCTCATCGTCTTGTCTCCTCCGGCGGCCCCATTTTGACCCACACAGTCCCGTGGCTCTCCTCCACCTCGCCGGTGATCGTAGGCCGGTAATGGTCGCTTCCAAACGTGTGCAGCGTGATCGGCTCGTCCTCATGTCCCGGGTCCGGCGGCCGCCTGGCCTCGCGGATCAGCAGGAGTATAAACACCCCCAGCCCGATCAGAAACAGCGTCACCAGCACGGTCCCGACGATGTCGTACCCCAGCATCATCCGCTCAAATTCCGCCCGCGTCCCGGCAACCTCCAGCGCCTCCTGATACGTCATGTTTCTCAACCTCCTTTATTATTCCGCGGCTCCTACCAGGGCCATCAGTTTCCTGTACTCTCCCAGGCTCAGCGTCTCCGGCGCTCTCATCCTGGCGTACATCGTCGAGCGGCCTATCCCGCACAGCGCCGCCACCTCCGGCAGCGTCCTCCCGCTGCGCATCATATAGGCCCCCACGGCCCCGCGGATCGCCTGATCCTCAGCCTCCCATTTCTGCCGGTCCCGCTGCTCCCTGGTCAGCGCCGTCCTGGGCATTCGTCATCCCGCCCTTTCTCTAATCTGGTTCCTCGTCCCCGTCCTCTTTTTTGCTGAGCCACCATCGCATAACGGCTTCTGCATCATGCCAATCATTGTTCGGCAGCCCTTTTACTTCCCTGGCTTTCAGCATCCTCGCAAACGCTTTCAGATACAATTCCCGATACTTAGGCCATCTGTCCAGTTCGTATTCTTGACGTTGCTGTCTGCTCATCGGGCAACCGATACACCCAAGCCGCTTAAATCCTTCGTCATACAGGCAACAATGTGGGATATTGTTCGCATTCAAAAATTCCCAAACATCCTCATCATCCCAATGGATTATTGGATTAACTAACAATTTGCTTGTCCTGACGCATCGATTAATAAAGTCTTTTCCGTTATCGTTATCAAAGTTCAGTACCACGCCCCCCCGAATTGTTTCGGTAAAATCCACGCCGTTTTCTTTCATAGCTTTCTGTTTCTTTTTCCCAACGCTTTGTATCGTGATATATCCCTGGTTATTCTTTCTGTTGCTGCTTTCTGCCCATCTTACCCCGGTGACGGTGTACCTATATGGGTGTGCGCTTTCCTTCAGCTTCTCACAGCAGTAACGCACGATTCGTGTCGGCGGCATCATTTTTTCCGGGATCAGATTCCACATCGTATAGGGCTTTCCGTCAGGTCTGTACTGACGGATGAATTTTGTCTCCGGGTAAATCTTTCGAATAAACCTGATCAATTCCGGCGGATCAACAGAGGTGACTGAATAGTATGTTTCAAACCTAACTCCGGCAATCTGGCACAGCTTATGAGCGCATTGGCTATCTTTTCCACCGGAAAATGCTAATATATAGCCTTCTGGCGGCTCCCACTTGCGAAGCAAATCGACGGACATCTCAATCTTGTCCCTGATCTTGCCGTCGCCGTTTATTCGTAATTGGCCAAGCATTCTTGTCTCTTCTTTCAGTTTAGATCCTGTAGTTGACTTGTAGTTGATCAGCCATCCTTTTCCTGGCTGTCATTCTTAAACAGCTCATTCGGTTCCACACCCAGCGCGGTACAAAGACGCACAATATCGTCCTCGTTAAATCTGACCAGGTCATTCAGCTTCATGCTCAGCATGCTGTCACCCATGCCGGCGCGGTCGGCCACAAACTTCTGCTTAATGCCTCGTTCCTGGATGAGGCGCTTAACATTGCCTGCCACTACGCTCAATTTATCACCTCCCAAAATACAAGAACCTTGTATTGCCATTAAAATACCACAATGCTTTTAAATTGTCAACATAAATTTACAAGTTTCTTGATATTTTCTTTTTATCCTTTTAACACTTGTGGTATATAATGAAGCAGAGGTGATATCCCATGTCCATAGGCCAAAAAATAAAAGAAGCCCGCAAGTCCCGCGGGCTGACACAAAAGCAGCTCGCCGCCCTGATCGGCGTATCCCCCGGTGCTATTTGCAACTACGAAAAAAACTTTTCGTCTCCCGGCGAAGATATCATCCTGCGCCTGATGTCCGCCCTGGAAATAGACGCCAATTTCCTGTACGGCGACCTGGTCAACGAAATGCGCGCCCGTCAGCGCCCCGTCTCTGAAACGGAAGCAGAGCTCCTCGACCTTTACCGTGACGCAGAGCCCATGGCGCAGGAAATGGCGCTCGATCTGCTCCGCCGCTATCAGCGCAAAAAAGGTACTTTGTCCGAAGCGGAATAATCTACCTTAACCCGCCGCAGCGATAGGCTTCCCCTCGAGGGGAAGCTGTCGCGCCGCAGGCGTGACTGATGAGGTGGCCCCGTCCCCTCAGGAAAGGAGTCCTTATGACCTTCCGAAAATTTTCCTTTATTCTCCTGCTCCTGGTCGGCTTCGTCATGCTCTTCTTCGTCCGGGATTATATGTATTTCGTTTTGCTGTTCGCCGCTATCCTCTTCGCCGCCTCCACCCTCCACGCCATCACCTACACCTGGTACGAAGACAAGACCCTCCTGATCCTCTCCCTCCTCTGCGCCGCCGTCAGCCTCTACGGCGCCTTCACCGGTCAGCTGATGCTCTGCTCCCGCACCACACCCCAGGCCGTCGTCTATTTCTCCGTCTGGCTCAAGCCCCGCATCTGAAAAGGAGTCCTGCCCATGCCCACCGCTAAACGTCTCCCTTCCGGTTCCTGGCGCTGTCTGGTCTACGCCGGCAAGGACGCCGCCGGCAAGCGCAAATACGAAAGTTTTACCGCGTCAACGAAAAAGCAGGCCGAATATCTGGCCGCCCAATGGCAGCTGCTCCGTCAGGACCGCGCCGGCGCCGCGCCCACCGTCGCAGAGCAGCTCCGCTCCTACATCGACTCAAACGCCGGCGTCCTCTCCCCGCGCACCGTCGCGGAATACCGCAAGACCGCGTCCACCTACTACGCCCCGCTCGCGGACATCCGCCTGGACAAACTCACCACCGACATCCTCCAGCGCTTTGTGTCCGACTTATCCCTGGATCACAGCCCCAAGACCGTCCGCAACATCTACGGCCTCCTCACCGCCGCCATCCGCGCCTGGAATCCCGAAAAGCGCTATCCCGTTAAATTGCCCAAAAATAAAAAAACGGAGATCACCGTCCCCGACGCCGACCAGGTTGCCCTGCTCACGTCCGCCGCGGACGACGTCCTCCGTCCCGCCATCGTCCTGGCCTCCACCATGGGCCTGCGCCGCTCGGAGATCTGCGCGCTGACGTGGGCCAGCGTGCGCGGCAATCAGCTCCGCGTCTGTCAGGCGCTCGTCAAGGACGAGCACAAAGCCTTTGTCCTCAAGGCCCCCAAATCCACCGCGGGCTTCCGCTCCCTCCCGATCCCGCTCCCGGCCCTGCCCTTCCTCCAGCGCCCCGACGGCGCAGCCCTGACGGACCGCATCGTCCCCCTGACTCCCGATGCCCTGACGCGCCGCTTCGAGCGCCTCTGTGACCGCGTAGGCCTGTCCCTCCACTTTCACGCCCTGCGCCACTACTACGCCTCCGTCCTCCTCTCCCTGGGCGTCCCCGACAAATACGCCATGGCCCGCATGGGTCACGCCACCCCCAACATGCTGAAAAACGTCTACCAGCATCTCATGGCCGACAAGGACGCCGAGATCACCGCCACCATCGACGCCTATTTCTCTTCCGATGCAACACAAAATGCAACATGACCCCCGCACCATGCCCACCATTAGCCCCTTTTCGCCCCTCCGCCTCCATGTTCAAATCCTGCCACCTCGACCAAAACGAGAACCGCGAGAAATCGCGGTTCTTGTCTTTTTCCCCGATATATCGGTGTTTTCGCTGTTTATTATTTTGTACTCCTGTCTAAAATTTTAGACAGAAATTCAACGTTTTACACCACCATGCAACACGCCATGCAACACGAAAAAGCGCCTGCCTGAGCGGGCGCTTCTCTTAGGTGCTGATCATTGCTGTTCCTTTTCTTCTTCCGGCGGTACCAAGTACACATCCCCGTCCGCGCCGTGCGCGGCGTCCACCAGGCCCTCGGCGATGCAGTAGGCCACTACGCTGCCCAGCGCCATGATCAGGCTGGTGATCGCCTCCGCGTCCGTGCTGGGCTTCCGCACGAAGCCCACGATGCCGGTCACCAGTCCGGCCACGGCCATCCAGAATTTTCTGCTCGTCAGTTTCGCCACCCAGTCCTGCCTGTTCATTTTCTTCCTCCTCATTTGGCTATCAGATAATCCATTATTTCCTGCTGTGATTTTTGCAACTTGTCCGTGGAATTCCCATTGATCTCATGGCTGATCAGCGCGTTCATTGCGCGGAGAAACACCCGCTGCCCTTCCTCCAGGGCGTCCAGGTGCTCCTTGTCGCGGCTCAGCTTGTCGTCCGTTTCGCGGCGCCAGTCATTAAGGTCGTCTTTTGGTTTCCTCGCAGCCTTGATCTTGTCGATCAGATTCCAGACCAGCATGATAAACGCTATCAGCGCCGCCGCGACAACGAGGAAACTCATGATCATTTCCGGTGTCAGCTTATCCATTGCCCTCACCTCCTCCTCGCCTTGCGGTCTTTTAAGTAAGCAATCACTTCTTCGTCCTTCCGTTCGTGCTTCCTGGCCCTGGCCAGCTCCGTTTTATATTTTGCGTATTCCGCGCAGGTCGCGTGGCAGTTGGGCCGCACCGTCCTGCGCTCGCAGCCTTTGCAGGTGTTGGCGTCGTTCACGGCCTGTTCCGCCTCCCCGCCAGCAGCGCCCAGCTGATCCCTGCGCACGCGAAAATAATAACTGCCCACATCATTCCGCAGCACCTCCGTCGGGCGGATGGCCTGCCAGCCTGGTGATCAGCTGATCCGGTTTTTCCCGGATGGCCAGTGTATCCTCCAGCTCGTTGACCAACTTCTGCAGCGTGTCAAGCTTTTCGTACATCTCGAAAACCTCCTGCCTCATGGCATCGATCGCCTTTTCTGCTGCGCTCATCGTCTCTGGTTGCTCCGGTTCCGTTTCTCCTGGCTCTTCGATTTTTTCCAGGTACTCCGCGGCCGCCCAGCCGCCCTGCCCGTCGTGGATGATGTAGTACCATTTCTTATCTGTAGATATGGCCTGTACGTCCGCCTCGTCACCTTTGTGCAGTCTGTACACTACTCTGGAACCGGTCTCGGGCCTGCTGCGTACGTTCAGCCAGGCACCAGGATTATTGACTTCCACCCGGAACAGCGTCTTTTCGTCCGGTGTTTCCTCCGGTACTTCTGGCACGGGCTCGTTCTCAATCTCAGCCGCGTCAGCATAATCTACCATTTTCAATTCCCCCCAGTAATCCCAGTGATCAGGCTTTGACGTCACCACGCCCCACCTGGTGCCATTGGCCTCGATGCAGATGCCGTGCCCAACGTATACCCCCACGTGGTGGATGTGCGCCTCCGTGCCCTGCAGAAACACGCAGCTGCCAGGCAGCAGCGGCTGCCCGTCCTCGCGCCGGCCGTCGCTCAGTTTGCCCTTGATCAGGCAGGCGTCCGTGTATTGATAGCGTGCCTGATGGACGATGGTCTCACCCAACTGCCTGAGCGCCCACAGCGGAAGCCCGCTGCAGTCCGTTACTTTCCTCCCAATCCATTTGGCACCGTACTGCTTTGTTTGCTCATAGTTTTTGTGACCGGGTTCTGAATAAACCTTTTGCAGGGCTTCCGTCCAGACCATTCCGCTCATTCCGTAGATATAGCCCCAATGTTCCAGTAGCGGAATCCAGACCTTTTCCACGAACTCTGAAGCTGTTACCATTTCATCACCCCCTTTTTTCTTGTCATTGTAAATGTCACTGTTCGCCCTGTTCTTCCGGTTCTGGTTCCGGTTCATGCGCTGTCCGCATCGGTGGCCCTGCGCTTGACCGTGAAATACAGGCTCTCGATGCTCTCCGGGTCGATGTCGTGCAGGATCATGTCTAATGAAAACGTGTCCCCACGGATTAAGTTGTCAGTTCAAATCGTGAAATCCTTGCACTATCGCAATGTCTAAACCCAGATCGACAGCAGAGATCACATCGCTCTTGGATGTATATGTCCATCCAGAAACTGGAAGGTTTTTACTATGTGCGTTTTCGAGATTTTCTTTTATAACAAACGAATCCGGAAAACTCACCCATACGTCGTTGTATTTTTTCGCTAACGTGATAAGATCAGCGGCAGGCATTGTGTTAGCCATCGTCAGAATCTGGATGGGCATATACGTTAGTGTGCGAATAACATTCGGGTTCGCAACATTGTAATACATCTGCAAGATGCAGGAGCCTTCCATGCCGTATTTTTTGATTTCTGCTATAAAGTTGTCGATATGGGCAATCCCTTTTATTTCAGGCAGTGCGACTTTCCCATAACGCCTGCACACCTTGAGGAAATCTGAAAACAACGGCATTTTAAGGTTCGGATACTGATCAACGTTCGCGCCTGCGTCAATTGTGCAGTCTTGCGTCTGTGCATATGTCATCCCGGTTATATTGCCTGTACCGTCAGTCATCAGAGAAACGTCATTGTCATGGCTACAAACGAAATAGCCGTCGCTCGTCTCGTATACATCTGTTTCTATAGCCCAAACACCTGCATGTTGCCCTGCAAGTTCAAAGGCCGGGATTGTGTTTTCTGGAGCATTTGCCATATCTCCACGGTGCATTGCAAGTCTCGGCGCGGCAGTTCGGATTAAAGGATTCATAAGTCCTTTAGTTGATTCATCCCCGGAATATTTTGTTGCTATGTCTTGCCATGCAATTGAATATGCCATATCGGTTTCGCCAAGCGCAATCATGACGCGACCATCGCCATACAGACGATTGACAACGCGGATATATGACACACCAGACGGCACAGTATAAACGTATTCTGACTCCTTTACCCCAGCCTCATATTCCTTTCCGACTCGTGTTATAAATCCCTTGCTGCTGTTATATGAGGCAATTTGTGTTAAAAGCCGCTGTGATTCTCCGACAGTCGCCAATACTTTGATCTTGTACTTTTTGCCTTGAGTTACTGGTATGTAGTCAGACGCAAACTCGTTATTCGCGGTTTGCGCCGCAATCCCGCCAGACGTATCAATGTAACCCGGTGTGGCATCGCTCATCACAAACAGGTTGCCGTTGGCCAGCGCTTCAGAGATGGCATCCTCCGACTCTGTGATTGCGTCAACGCTGGACTTCAGCGCGTAATCTTCCGCCGATTTTTGATATGGGAAAGCAACATTGCCTTTTGTTATAGAAATTTTCCCGTCGTTATATAACCGGCATGTTACACGGATATACGCGCATCCTTGCGGGGTAGTAATAGTTTTCAACCCATATCCGACACCCGCGGTTTTTTCCTCGGCAACCCTATTTATAAATGCTTTTGAACTATCATATGTGCCATATGCAATCCATAGCTTATCGGTAGAGCTGACCGTTGCCCAGTTTTGAATTGTCAGAACGTCGCCCTCACTCACCGCTATATAATCGCTGGTTCTTTCATGCGCACCTGATGCTGCCGAGATCGTGCCGGACGTGTTAATATATCCCGCGACAGACGCGCTTTCCACATACAAGTTTCCATAAGTCATTGCGTCTACATAAGAGACAATATCGTCATGGAATATTATTGCCGCTTCGTAATCGCCATACGTCCGCATGGAAAATCTGAAGAAATACGCTCCTGCCGGAACGGTGAATTCATTTGTGTTGTAATAATAGTCACCATCGTGTGTTCCATTGCTTAATGTGGCTCTCGATAAAAATACTTTCTGGTCATCCCAATAGCCGACTGCTACCCACGGCGACCCTTTCATCCTCCAATGATACTTTACAACCTGCCCCGGTGTCACTGGAACATATCCAAATGTGATTTCTTTGGTCGTTTCCCCTGCCGAACTGATGTCCCCATATGTGGATATATATCCCGGCACATAGCCAACATATGGCAATATGTTCCCGCCATATCCTCCGATTTGCTGTACAAGGCCAGAATTAGTCCAACCTATTGCGCTCTTTAAATCACTTACATCATCACTCAACTGGGTATATGTCTCTGGCACGCTTTCCCTTGCTGCAGTCCCCGCTTCCCGGATCGCCGTCACCTGCGCGGCTCCCTCGGCCTGGATCGCCGTCACCTGCGCCGCTCCCTGATCGATCACGTTGTCCAGTATGTCGGAAGCCTCCCGCGCCCTGGCTGCCGAGCTCTGAGCGCTCAGTTCCGCCGCGTTTTCGCTGGCTGCCGCCGCGCCCTCGCTTGCCGCCGCCGCCTCCGCGCTCGCTTCCGCGCTTGCTGCCGCGTCCACCGCCGTCGTCCTGGCCTCTAGCGCGCCGTCCATCGCCCGCTCGATCACGTCCGCCGCGACGAAGATCCTCTCCGCCCAGTCCGGCACGCGCGGCCCCAGGGGCTTCCATGTCTTCGCCAGCTCGCTGCCCAGCACGATGCACTCAAACCGTGCCGTCTGCACCTGCGTAGGCCCGTTGGTCATTACCGCCGTGTAAACGTACAGCCCCGGCCCCACCGTCACCGTGTCCGGCAGCACGGCCACCATCAGGCCGTCCTCCACCGTCACCGTCAGGGGCACGCGCTCCCCGCCCGGCGTCGTCACCATCATCTGGGGGATGCCGGCGGGGTAATCCTCCACCCATTTGGCGATGTTGACGGCAACCGCCGTCTCATTCATGTCCCCGGCCCGGCCGATGATCTGCCGCCCGGGTTTCAAAATATACGTCTTCATCTCATCCCTCCGTCGTCTCGTTGTCCGCCACCAGGGTGGCCGTCTCGCTGTACGTCACCATGCCGCCCTCCGGCCCCATGCCGATGCCGTGCAGGTTCCCGCTCATGAGCCGCTGCACAGCGTCCGCCGTCAGGGCTATCTCGCTCTCCACGCCCACGGCGCAGTCAGCGTATCCCAGCACCGTCTCGTCAAACACCGCGCTGAAGCTCATCTGCTCCGCGGGCCGTTCGCTTACTTTGATGCCCAGCAGCGTAACACGGGTAGTCTCTCCGCTGTCCTTTTTGCTTATCAGCGTAACTTTAAGTTTTGCTTTTCTCGTTCCCGCCGGCAGGCTGCCGAACAGCCAGCCTCCGCAGGCGACGATGCTCACGCCCGTGCTGCCGCTGTGGCCGCCGGAGCTCCACTGGTAGCTCTGTACCTCGGCGCCTGCCCTGACGCCCTCCACCCAGGTCATTGGCAGGCTCTTGTCGTATTCCCGCTGGGTGCTGTTCGTGCCCCAGGCCTGGGTTGCGTACATGGTCGCCGTCGCCGCCGCCAGCACGTCGTCCCCGCCGGCCAGCTTCAGCCTTTCGCGCAGCTCAGCGATCACGGCCGCCTGGGGCATGCCCGCTGTCGGCGCCGTCCAGGTCACGGCCTCGCCCTGTTCGGCCCGGATGATGTCGTCGATGGCATCCTGCATCGCGCTGATCACGTCAGGCCAGTCCGCGTAAGGCCCTATGCTCAGCGTTCCGATGGGGGCAAGCCCGTCCGCGCTTCTTCTCAGGTTAATGTAATACAGGAGTTCCCGCAGATCTGCCTGATGACTGTATATCTCGCTGCTGATCATCGCGCCCTTTACGATGTTCCTTGTCCACACAGGCGGCACCAACTCGCCCGTGTACAGCCGTAGGATGGGCTTGCCCGTAAATTTGACGTAGGTGTCCGCGTTCTCGTCTTTTTCGTGGTAGATCATGATGGCATCCGCGTCCCCGTCCGCCATCGCCGTCAGGGTAGCCCCCGGCAGCTTAATGGTCGCCGTCGTCCCGCTCACGCTCTGCGCGTGGTGCAGCTTTCTGTTGGCCAGCGCCAGGCTTTCCGCCCGGCTCACATAATCCTGGGGCGGCAGCGTCGCCTTCGCCGGCGCTATGGTCACGGTAACGGCGCTTTCTCCATACGCCGTGTCGCGGTTAAGCACCAGCTCCGCTCCCTGCAGCGGGATCGGGTCGCCGGTTTCGCTGTCCGTCAGCGCGGCCCGGATGGCTTCCCCGTCGAACAGAATCAGGCTGATGTTCTCCTGCCCGTCCCGCAAGCCCTTGCGCGGGGTTCCCTCCATCCATTTGCTCTTGCTGTCGTTCACGGCGTTGCTCAGGTGAAACCAGCTGCCGCTCGCCTCGATCTCCACGCTCGCCATCTAATTCCTCCTTAGCCCAGTTTGGCCGTATCCTGCTTGTACTGCTCCTCTTCGTGGGCCACCTTTTCCCAGATCCGCTGATCCTCGGCCTCCAGCTGGCTGATGAAATCGGCGACGTATTTGGGCACTTCCACTTCCACACCGCGCTTGATCAGCCAGTTCTTGCCGTTGATCGAAACGTACAAGGGCTGTTTGTAGCGGTATTCGTCTTTGAACAGACGGATCCGCACCTTCTCCGTCTCCATAAAGGGGATGGTCGGCGTCATGCTCGGGTCAGGCAAAACCAGCGGCGTGTTCGCGCCGCTTTCCTTCTGCGCCTTCTCCGCCTTCAGCTTTTCGTTTTCTTCCTGGAGCTGCTGCAGCTTCGCCTGCTCTTCTTTGGTCATCGCCATATATTTTCTCCTCTCCAAAATCCGGGAAGAGGGAGAGCGCCCGCTCTCCCTTTCCCTTGGTAATTAAAGCTCTTCCGCGCCTCAGTTGGCTGCCGCCTTGGGCATGGTGGCGCTGGTGGTCTCGATGCGCACCATGTACTGCTCGATCAGCCGCTTCGCCAGACGCATGGCCTTCCAGCCGATGGTCCCGCGCTGGTTGAGGGGATCGTCGCCGGCGCCCAGGGGCTTGACGATGTGCTCCAGCCCCGCGCCTTCCAGCTCGCTCACGGCGTAGGCGTCCGCGCCCAGCACCATGGTGCAGTAGATGGAATACTTGTCAGTGCCGCTGATGGTCGCGCCCGCGCCGGCCACGATTTTGGCCCGGGTGTTCTCAATCACTCGGATGTTGCCAATGCTGCCAATCTCTCCCTTATAGATCTTTTCCGGATGGACATAGCGCTGAACGTCCTGCCATGCCGCGCTCTTCTTGAGATCGCAGGCCACATAAGGATGGACGATCGCGATATACTCGCCGTCGATGGTCGGGGCGTCCTGGCCCTGCAGGATGGCGGCCGCCTGGAACAGCAGGTCAACGGTCAGCAGCGCCGTGCCGTTCATCGTGCCGCGTGCCGTGTTTTCGGTGTAGGCGCCGGAAGCGTAGTTGGGCGCGTACAGCACGTTGCTTCCGGCGCTCACCACGTCGCGGATCAGGGTATCGATGGACTTACCGGCCTGCCTGCCTTCGGCCTTGGTGATCTCGGCGATCACGGGGTCAACGGTCTCCCACTGGAGTTTGTCGGAATAGCCCACCCAGTAACCGATCTGGTGAAGGGACTCGTTAATGGCATTAAAAGTCACCAGGTTGCCGGCAGGCGTGACGCCTTCGGTCAGGTCCTGGGTGGTCACGGGAAGCGGATCCATATAGCGCACTTCCACGCTGTTGCCGTTATGCTGCGGGATTGGGATCTTCTTGCCGAACTTCTCAAAAAGCAACTCAGGTTCGGCGAACTGCAGCAGCTCGGTCTTGTAAAAGGTCTTCATCTCCGGCGTCATGCCGGTGTCGCCGGTAACATTCAGCGGGCCGTTCGCGCCGATGTTGCCGTTGACTGCGCCGAACATCTGCAGGCTGTGCACGATCATGGGCACGGCTCTAAGTGCAAACATAAGTTCCATGTTTTCTCCTTTCCGGGGGTCAGTATCTGATCCTGTCCCCCCTCGCCGATCGTCGGATCAGCTCCTCAAAATCATTTCTGCTTAACTGTGTCGGGTCGGATTTCACGGTCGCCGCCCGCGGGCTCGCCGCCCCGTTCTCCCGGGGGCGCTGTGCCTTGGCCTGGATCGCCTTCACGGTGTTTTCCTTGGCCTCCGCCGCCGCTCGCTGCACCAGCTGGGTGGACAGCTCGCCCATGTGCACTACCTGGTAGGCCGTCGCCACGTCGATGCCCGCGCCCAGCAGCTGCGCAAACTGAGGATTTTGCACCTCGGTTTTGAGATCCAGACCGGGGTAGATCTGTTTGGCCTGCTCTGCCTGCGCCACCCACTGGTTGTAGGTCTCGTTAACCTGCGTCTGCCGCTGCCGCTCTGCCTCGGCCTCCTTGAGCATCCGGTTTTCCGCCATCACCCGGTTGTACTCCCGGTATGTGTCGGGCTCCATGCCCATGTCATAAGCCTGCCGCTCGATCAGGTCGTTGTCCTGGCTGATCGCCTCGGCCAGCGCGTCGTAGTCGCCCGCGGCCGTGCCATACTTGTTGGCCAGCAGGTTGAGCATCGGGGCCAGCTTGGCCTCCCGCTCGCTGGACGCTTTCTGCTCCGCGAATCTCCTATTGAACTGTTTGTCGAATCTCTTTTGAAATTCGGCTTTATATTCCGGGTCTTTCAGCAGCTCGTCGAAGGATGCCTTTTTGGGTTTCGCCTCCGGCTGTTCGGGGCTCTCCTCTTTCGGAGATTCTTCCGTGCCTGCCTCCTGCCGTCCGTAGACCACCTGACTCAGGTCTTCCCGCGCTCCTGATTTCGGGCTCCCGGTGCCCGTCGGCGCCTGAGCTGCAGCGCCCGCGTCTCCGCCTGTGCCCGCTCCCTCTCCGCCGCCGGCGCCAGCTCCTCCGCCGCCGCCCTCGCCGAATAGCTGCAGGCTCCACTTGAGGACTGCCACCTTTACCAGGGTGACTCCGATAGGTTCCGCTATCGTTCCGCTCATATAACCTCCGCCGTCTTTCCGGCTTGTCATTTTATCCGCGGTCTCCCGCTGCTAAAATTATAAAAAAGATGCCGCAGGTTCCGCACCCCGGCATCTGAACTTAAATTTTATGTTACCTCAATTTGATTACGGCCTGCCCTGTACCTCGATCGCGCAGTGTTCCGGATGTTCCGCAGCCACCGCCTCTATGCCCTGGACGAACATCCGCAGGTAGCTCCCGGCCCTCTTCGTCCGGTAGAAGCGGATCCGCACCGCGCCGTCGCCCTGGAAGCGCTCGCTCATAGCCCCGTCCCGCTCCACGATGTCCACCAGCCCGCCCAGCAGCGCGCTGATGCCCGCGCATACGATGTCCTTCCCGGCCTCGCCCGCTCCCGCGTGACCGGCCACGGTCACTTCCCAGCACGGCCCCTCAGGCTTTACATATACTCTCGTCATTTATTCCACCTGATTCGCCGCCTGGGCCCTTTCTCTCGGTCTGCTGATCCGCTTGCCCTGCTGCTGCTCGTTCCCCAGGCTGTCCGTCTGCGGCTCGCTGTTGGCTTCCCCTTGAGGGGAAGCTGTCGGCTGTGCCGACTGATGAGGTGCCCCCGCTCCTCCAGCGGCCGCCATCCCCAGCATCATTTGGAGCTGCTGCACCTGCATGGCCAGCTGCTGCAGCATCTGGTACATGGTGCCGTTCTGCCGCACGCGCTCCTCCACTTTGTCTTTACCCTCGAAGCTCATCATTTCCAGCACTGCCAGCGCCTGATCCGCGTTCTGCGGGGCGAACACGCCGGCTCCGTACAGCTCTTTCGCCAGCTCGTTCTGGGCCATGCGGGAATAGGCCGTCTGTTTCGCCGGCTTGACCTTGATGTCGAATACCGGCCTTCGTTCGGCGAACTCCGTCCCCAGGATCCCCGGCTGTGCCTGCGGCATGATGGCCGTGTTGTCAAACGGGATGAATTCCTGCTGTCCCGTCTCGCCGATCACGCGGAAAATGCGAGGCTCAGTGTAAAACTGCCTCATCAGCTCGATGATCATGTAGCAGATTTCTTTATACCGCCGGTATCCAGCCCGCACCAGATCGCGGCTGGGTTTGCTCGCCACCTCCTGCATGGCCGCGATCGCGCTGTACGCCGTCACGCCCGCCGGCGTCCCGCCCGTCGCCGCCGCGGTTGATCCGCTGATCTCCCGCAGCTCCGCCACTTTGTTGCTCTCGATGCTCACGTACAGGCTGTTTAATTCGCTCTTGGGGTACGGGATGATGCTGTCAGAGATGGCCCCGCTGCCGTTGACGTGCACGAGCGGCTTCTCCGGGTCCAGCGCCTCCTCCTCGTTCACCCCGCCCTGGCTGTTGATAAAGTGTTTAGGCCGCGCGTTGATGATCGCGCTGTCCAGGATCGCGCTGTCCAGCCTGTCGATATAGTCCTGCGCGTCCCTGCATAGATCCACCTGGCCAAAGCCCGCGGGGCTGCCCTCCATCTGGTACATGCTGTCAAATACAAACGGGTAAAGCCCATGGTCGTAGTATCCCCGCTCCGCGTATTCCGGGTCGTCCTCGCTGGCGTACAGCACATGGTTACCGACAAATTTGCAGTAGTGCAGCACGCCCTGCCGCTTGTAATACCAGTCCACCACGGCGCTGCGCTTGGCGTCGTTGTGGGTAGTCTCCCAGGCGTACCGCCCCGGCGTAAAGCCCGTGTTGTTGCTGAATCCCTCCTGCTCCAGCTCCGGGTAGTCCTCCAGCAGCTGGTCGTTGTCCACCATGGCCACGCAGAAAAAATTACGGCTCTCCTGGATGTCCTCGCACCCGGGGTCCCAAAACACGTTCAGCACGTCCACGCGGGACAGGCTGACGTCGCCTATGCCGTTTTGTTTCTCACTGTCCCAGGTCACGCAGGTGACGGTGGTGCCTTTGATGATTTTGTCCCACCATCCGCGATCCCATATTTCCTCGTAATTGTTCTGTTCCAACACCACCGGCAGCACCTGGCTCAGCACCTTCGCCGTCCGCTCGTCGCTGCTCTCCTGGGGCAGCACGTTGGGCTCGGGGTAGTTGTCCATGGCGTCCGAATGCTTGAGCATGCAGGAGTTGAACAGCCATCCGCTGTTCGTTCGGACGCCCCATTTTTTGTTGACGTTCCGTTTTCCCGCCCAGTTGTGCATGCGGTAATACCGCTCCGCCTCGATCACGCGCTGCTCCAGGGTCGCTTTTCCCGCCTTGTACTCGTTAAGCGTCTGCAGCGCCTCCGCAATCCGTTCCTCCCAGCTGCGTTTTCGCTCGCCGCTCCCGCTCCCGGTCATGCTCCCCTCAGTCTGCATCACCCGGCTGCCGGGTCCATTGCCTTCCCCTTGAGGGGGTGAGGAGGGGGTCAGAGAGGATGCCTGCGGCATTCTCTCACCGACGAACGGGCCGGCTGGCCCTGGTGCTGTCGCGCCTCCACCCATCATTTCCCTGCGCCTGAATAATTCGCTCATACAGCCTCCTTAATATCCGATATACCGTGTTCGTTCTCTGTCTTTCAGCATGTTCAGCGGGTCGTCCGTCGGACTGTAGCGGAGTTCCTCCACCGGCCTCACCGGCGCGCTGATCATCCTGGTGCACAGCGCGTACCTGCTTTCGTCGTAGATATGATCCTCCTGGTCTGTGTCGATGTCCTCCACGTCTATCTCGCTGTACACCAGCGCCGGAATCTGTTTGATAAAATTGACACACGATTTGAATACCTGCATCATCGGCCAGCCCTCGCTGTCAAAGGCCATACGGTAATGCATCTGCATTTTTCCCAGGATGCGGTTATTGTTCGCCTTTTGGAAATATACTCCCTCCCTGGCCATCGTCGCCGCGGCTCCGTATCCCTGTTCTTTGGAAAGACCTATGGCCGGGTCGGCCACGCCGCTGATCTGATGGCCGCTGATGTTGGGGTCGTCCTTTTCTATCCGGAGTATCTCCCGCGCTATTTTCTGATCGTCCCACTGCACGCCGGTATTGGGCTGCCCCTGCACGCACCCGTACAGCTCCCGGATGCGGATCATCCGGCCCATCTCGTCCACAGCCCACCAGCCCACGGAAAACGGGTGATGATAGCCCCAGTCGAAGCTCCGCACGATCTGCCAGTGTATCGGAATCGGGAATGGGTCTATAACGTGCGTCCACACCCGGTCTTTATAATGCTCCGGCAGGTCGCGGAACTCCGTGAACACCTGGCCGGAGAATGAATCCCAGTCCCCGTACAGCAGCGCCTTTTTCTCCGCCTCCGGCAGGCTGGCCAGGCTGGCCAGATAATTCGGGTCGTTGTCCAGCAGCGCCTGGTTGTCAAACACCAGGCTGGGAACGAAGCACCTGCTCTTTTTCAGCGTCAGCCGCTTCCCGCTCGGGTCGTCCACTTTAAGCTCGCCCTCTATCCTGGTCAGCGGAGGGGCCGCCGTCACGAAGCGCTCCTTCACCCACCCGTGTCCGATGCCGCCGGGGTTGCCGGTCGCCCTTACGTAGCAAATCGTGCCCGGCCCGCTCGGGCGGTTGCGGCTCATCAGATAGCTGTATTCCGCCCACGTGAAATGCGTCAACTCATCGAATCCGATATAGTCAAACTGCTGGCCCTGGTAGTCCAGTTTATAGGTCGAATCTTTGACGTTCCCGAAAATGATCTTCGCCCCGCTCGGGAAGCGCCACTCATGTGCCACGCTGTTGAACCGCGCTTTTGGAAACGCCTGGGGATAATAAAGCCTGCTTTTATCTATCAGCTCGCGCAGCTGCGGAAACGTTTTCCTCAGGATCAGGCCCTTATAGTTGGGCACATTGACCTGCCGCAGCGCCTCCAGCACGATGGCGTCGCTCTTCCCTCCGCCCGCCGCGCCGCCGAAGAAGACCTCGTTCTCCGTTCTCGACATAAACGCGGCCTGCTTGGGCTGCGGCTTCCAGACGTATCTCGTCATACGCTATAGCACACCCACTTGTCCCGCCGGTAGGTCCGGCTGATCATCCTGGCGTACTCGTCCCACAGCGCGTTGAACATGGCGATGTAGTTATTGTAGGCGTTTAGATCCTGCTGCGTCAGCGCGATATTGGCCAGCGCCCACCACTGGTACATCATGTCGTACGGCGGCGGAGCCGTCAGCTCCCCGCCGCTCTCGGGGATGATGTACCCGTCCAGCAGCTCCCGGAGGATCCGCTGCTCCAGCTCCTCGATGCTCTGCACCACCCGCTCGTCGGTGTACTCTCCCGGCGCGGCCTCCCGCACCTTGCCCAGCACATCATGTTTCGTCATGTTTTCTCCTTTCCTCTCGTACCGCCGCAGCGCAGCCTTCCCCTTGAGGGGAAGGTGTCAGCGCAGCTGACGGATGAGGTGCCCCGTCAGGGCGTCATCCAAACACCGCCCCCGTTATCGTTCCCTCGCTGATCACGATCTGGTTCGGAGCTTCCCCGATGGTCAGGGTCCCGAAATGCACATCCGCGTCCCCTTCGTCAAACGCGTTCAGCCGCGTCTCCAGCTCCGTCATGGCCTGCTTGTCTTCCTTGCTCATGAAACCGTCTTTTCCGGCTATGCCCTGCTGCGCGTCCGGCGCCACGGCCAGGTCGTGCGTGTGCTCCCATTTGGTCGCGGTTATCACGGTCTCGCCGTTCATCAGGGTCAGTTTCAGCCGCCCGTCCGTCATCCACTCCGCCTTGCTCACGCGCACGTCGGTGTGCTCCACCGCGTCCCCGCTCCAAACGTTCCCGTGCACATAGATCACGAACGGCACCGTCGTCACCGTCTCGCTCTGGATGTTCATCAGGGCCAGCTGCGCGTTCCACGCGGTCGCCTGGCTCATCATGTTGGTCGTTGGCACGAAATCCGCGTAATGGTCTCCCAGCTCGCAGGTGATCATCAGGTTGGTCGCCCCGTCGCTCAGCATCAACTCGGCGCCGACTACGCCCGCCGCCTGCATGTCCATCAGCTGCCCGCCCTCCAGGATGGGGATCAGCCGCAGCCTCCTCGTTCCCGTGTCGCCCTTAACCAGGTGGATGACTTTCTTGGGCACCATCTCGTCCACCTGCAGGCTCACCGTCGTTGTTATCATTACAGCCATTCAAATCGCCCTCCTTTGTCGTTATTGTACGTTTCCGGGCCGGGATATCGCACCCCGGCCCGGGCCTTTCGGTCACTTCGTCTTTTTCTTCTTCGTCCAGTTGGCAATGGTCTTTTCCTTATAGCCAAACTGCATCAGCATGCCTTTGATCCACTTGACCTCCGTCATGTCCCCGCGCTCATACGCGCTCACCAGCTGCGGTTTCCAGTAGCTCGTCATGCTCGACTGTATGCTCGACGCCTCCCTGGTCTCCAGCAGCTTCTTATACACCTTCTGCGCCTCCGCCAGGTTACCGCTCTCCTGCAGGCTTGTCAGCATACCGGTCGTGTACTGCTCGGATTTGGCATTCGCCGGCAGCAGGCTTTCCATGATCTCGTCGTAGGTCAGCCTGATCGGCGCCGTTTCCTTCGCGCTCTCGTTGTTCTCCTCCGCGCCGGCCTTGCCGATCTTCTTGCGCTCCGTCTCCACCCAGCTGACCGCGTTGGCCATGTTGACCCCGCCCTTGGTCATCTGGTTGATCAGGTTGTTGTAGGTCGTCACGTCCCCGCTCTCGATGGCCTCCGCCGCCGCCTGGATCTCTCCGCGGAAGATGGCCTTCTGCTGGGTTTTGATGGCCGTGCTCACCGCCTGGCCGCTCTTTCCCTGCCTCAGCTGCTCGTTGTACAGCCGTACAGCCTCCGCCTGGTCGCCGTCCGCCATGGCCCCGGCGATGTACGGGGCTACCTTGGTGTTGGATACGTCGCGCCCGCGGGATGCTCCCAGCAGCACGCCCAGCCAGCCAAGCCTTCCAAGCGCGCTCTTTTCCTGGAAGCTGCCGCCCACGCCGGTCGCTATCTCCAGCGCATTGGTGGCCGTTCCGTCAATCAGCTTCAGCGCGTTATTCATCGGGATGCCGAACATTTCCGAAATGCTGTTGGCCAGCTTCCGCACGGCAGGTCCGAATTTGTCCCACTTCTCCTGTGCGCTCAGGTCGCTGTCCGCCAGCACGGTAGCCTTGTTCAGGAATCCAAACACATTTTGGTACAGATCGTTCAGCGTGCTGATGCCCGCGGCCTCGATGTCATAGGGGCTCTGCCCGTCGATCACGCCCAGAATCAGCTCATACAGCTCGCTGCCTCCGGAGAACATGCCGGCCCAGCTTCCTATAGTGTCCCTGAGGATCTGCGTGCCGGCGCTTTCCGGCGTGATATCGCCCTTTTCGTCCCTGTAGGGATCCATGCTGTGGTACAGGGCCTTGCCGATCATGGTCATTACCGCCAGCACAACTCCGGATACCACCTGGCTGCTGGCCGCCAGCGCGAAGCGCTTCTTGCTGCTCTGCAGCCATTCCTGGTTTTCCTTGGTGTTTTCCCGCTTCGCCGCCTTCGCAGCCTGCACTAATTCGTTGCCGGCGTCGTACAGTATGCCGAAATTCTGGAAAGACTGGGTCTTGAACATGGTCAGCATCCTGACAGCCTCGTTTTTGCTCCTCAGCACCTGCGGGGTCTGCCACACGCCATGCTCCGGCTGCGTCTCCTCCAGGGCCCGGTCGTACATCCGCCCGACTTCCTGGTAATATTCCTCGCTGCCTTTCTTAAGGTTTGGGCTGTTCTCCTGCACGGCATATTCCGCCGCTACCCACAGAAGCCTCGTCGTCGCGATGTCCATCTCCTGGATGGAGTTGAAGAATTTGTGCCCGGCCCGCTGGAAGGCTGTTCTCACCTGCGCGTTGCCTTCGGCGTCGGTGAAGCTCTGGCTGCGCCTCAGCCAATGGGCCGCCGTATATTTGTCGATCATGTCCAGGTCGATCTTTTTAAGCTGCGGGATCATGGCCATGGCCTTCGTGATCGGCTTCCATCCAAGTGTGGCCGCCGCCGTCGGGAAGGATGCCGCCTGTTTGATGGTCACGCTCGGATTGAGCCCCAGCACGGCGCCGGCATACCGGCTGCGCATGCTGTCCAAAAAGCTCTTTTCCCGGCGCTGCCCGCCCTGTATGTCGCTCATCATTTTCTCGATGTAATCCGCGCCGGCCTTGCCCTGCGTGCGGTACACGGCTTTTTTGAAGCTGTCGGAATAATTCCCCATGGTCGCGTTGTATATCTTGTTGAAATTTCGCACAGGGATGGCCATGCCTATATAGTCGCTGTTCGCGCTGATCTGGTGCTCGATCACGGTCACCACGTCCTCCAGCAGCATCGGCCTGTGGCTGTTGACGCGGGCTTTGGTGAATCCCAGGTTTTCAAGGCTTCTGTCCATGACCACACTTTCAAAGTCGGCCGCGATGTAATTGGTGTCCCTGTGTATGGGGAAGTAATTCTTCAGCGTCGCCAGTCTGTAGCCTTTCAGCAGCATGCTTGTCTTGTTGATCAGCGGCTGTACATACGCCTGGCAATCCTGCCAGGCTTTGATCCATTGCTTTTCGTAATCCGTCAAGCTGTCGATCAGAGCCCGCCCCTGCGCCTCGGTGAAATACATGGTCGTGCCGCGGGCGTAGGCTTCCTTGTATTCGCCCTTTTTGTACAGGATCTCGTCTGGCACCGTCACCTGGTAAGTGTTGGCGCCCTTGGCTATCTTCATCCCCTCTTTGTTCTGCTCGTTCAGCCAGTGCAGCGCGATGCTTACCTTCATGGCGCCGGTGATCTTGTACGTGCCCACCTTCTCGCCCCGGCCGTTCAGCCGGTCGATCCCGGTGTCATACCATCCGTCGCCGCCCTTTTTCTTGTTTCCCTTGCCGATAAAACGCAGATAGTTTTCCTCGTTCCCCTTGCCCCACAGCTTTTCGAAGAACTTGGTCATATCCATTTGGACTTTTTCTTTCGTCCGCTGCCCGCCGCTCATCATGTCCGCCAGCCGGCTGATGGCGTTTTCCTTATAGCCGGCCATGGCGCGGAATACGCGCTGCGGATTGAGGTGCGAGAGGATCGCCTTGTATATCGGCCCCTTCTTCCCGTCCATCACGCGGGGGTTGGCGTCCATCACCTGGATGCCCTCGGTCGCCTCTGCCCGGATCTCCAGGTTCCGCTGCTCGCCTATAATTAGGTCTGCAGTCTCGATGTTCCTGACGATGGTTTTCAAGGTCTGGGCGATCAGCTGCAGGGTGTCTGTGGGCATCTGACTCAGGCTGGTCCCGTTGCCTATAAGCTGGTTCACCTGGTTCATCATATTGACCGTCCGCTCGTCGAACACGTTCGCCGTGTTATATTCGTTCGATGCACGCATCTCCTGCATGAACTGCTGCAGCTTGGCGCCCGTCGCCGTCAGGTTGCCTTTCCTGGTGGTTTTCAAAAATTCATCGATGAATTCTCCCACCGCCCGCATCATGTCCGCGGGCACATAGGATTCCGGTTTCGGATGCACGATCATCCGCTGGATCTTCGTCCCCTGTTTCCTGATGTCCTCCTGCGCCTTGTAGCGCCTGGCATATTCCTGTCCTTTGGCCCTGGCTTCCTGCAGCTTCTGCTTCTGATTATTCAGCTTCTCCTCCAGCCTTGCCTTCTGCTTTTCCACCCGCTGCTGCAGCTTCTCGGCCTTGCTCTCGGCCTCTTTTTCTGCCTTCCTGGCCTCGCTCAGTTCCCGGTGCAGCTCCCTGTGCTTTTCCCTGGCCTTCTCCAGCTTCTTCTCCAGGCTCTTGTTTTCCTTGACCGTCTCCGCGTGCTCGTTGGCCAGCTCCGCGTAGGCCTTCCTGGCCTCGTCCAGCTCGGCCCTGTTGGCGCCGCCGCGCTTAAGTTCCTCCAGCTCGTGCGCCCGTTTGAAAAGCTGATCCAGCACGGTCCGGTTTTTCTGCCTCTCGTCTTCCAGCTGCTGCGCCTGGCTTTCGATCGTGTCGGCCTGTTTGCTTACCTGGGCCTCCAGCTCGTCGATGCGGTCCAGGGCCTTCTGCTGGTGCTCCTGGTCGATGTGGGTCACCGTGCGCTGCACTACCGGCGTGCTCCCCGCCATGATCCACCCGCTCACCAGGTCGAGCGCGGCCAGGTCAAGGATCCTGTCCTCGTCCGCCGTCAGCGTCCGCTTGACGCCTCCGTACTCGCTCACGTTGCTGATCATCTCGTCCAGCTCCATCAGCTGGTCCGCCGGGTTGCTGATGTCCGGGTCCATTCCGAACCGCCTGGCCACTTCCTCCCACTCGCTCTCCAGGTGGAAGGCGCCGTCCTTCTGCTTGGTCGTCACCTTGAGGTTGACGGTCGCAAATCTGCTGCGCAGGCCTTTGACCCCGCCCTCGCCCATCTTCGCGTCGTCCAGCACCATTTTATCCAGGTAGATCGTCCGGCCGCCGAAGAACGCTTTGAGGTCGTCCCTTTTCTGGTTTTCTTCCTGGCTGCCGTAGATCTCGCGCACGGCCGTCCGCGCGGCCCGCAGGCTTTCATCCACGAACGAGCGCGCTCCGTATTCCGTCGCCAGCCCGTCCATCTCGTTGTACAGCGCGCGGAGTTTCCGTTCTACATACCCCTTGTTCCCGTTGCCGTACTGCTGCGCGATGGTCTCCACCTGTTTGGCGATCTGCCCCTTCCAGGCCCCGGTCGTATGCTCCACACGCCCGTCCGCGTTCTCCGTCTCCCGGGTACGCAGGGCTATCAGGTTATTGATCAGCTGATACGCGTTGTCGTCCGTCCCCGCAATATCGGAGTACAGGTTCCATTCGTCCTCTGCCTCCGCAGCCGTCCGGCCCTGCTGGGTGTCGTCTCCTTCCTGCTGGTCCATCATGGAGAATTTGATGTGCTCCTGCTCTGCAAATTCGTTGATGACCATGCTCCTCGTCGAAACGCCTTTTTCCGTGCTGTACGTAAGCACTTTGATCCCGGCATCCTTCAGTACGCGCGCAAGATGCCTGTTTTTCTCCGGCACCACGACGGCGGCCCATTCTTCGGGCTTTACAACTCGCATCGCCTTCGCTTCAAAATATTGCGTCGGCAAGTTGGCGAAGCTGCGGATAAGTTTATAGATTTTGGTTATTTCTTCGTCTGAACGCAGCGAATGTAAATTTCTTCTGATCAATCGCTTCGCAGCTTCAGAGGGCTCTTCCTCCTTGAGCAGATCGAGGTTTTCCCTGGTGGTCATCAGCGTCGCTATATCTACCAGGGTCTGCTGGCCTTCCTCTCGGAATCCCATCTCTTTAGCTTCGTTTATCAGCCTTTGCTTATTCCGCTTGATGTTTCCGAAAAGATCATACTGTATCCTGCCGCTGTCGTCTTTCATCTCCCTTACATTTCGATATATCTTTGCCGCGGCATTGTCCATGTCTTCCAAATTACCGGATACGTATTCCGCCCCGGCTTCGTAACCCCTTTCAGGCTGTCTTTTCATATCATCAAGGACATCCTCAGGATTTTCGTAGTCGTGATACGAATCGTACATGGGCGTCCATGCGTCTGCCCCATACAGCTTGTTGTCTTCGCTTACGTCCGGGTCAATGGTATCCCTTCGGAAGATGATCGATATGTCGCCATAATGGTTATTTGCGCCGAGCGTTTGCTTTTTCATCACCGCGATGGACGGGCCTATCAGCCCGCCGTCTTCCAGCGCCTTTTCCAGCTTCTCCTCATTGAGGTTATGCACCGCCACCAGATCCCTGGTCTCCTCCACGGGCTCATCCAGCGCGAAGCTCTCCTTTTCCTCCGCTTCGGTGTCCTCAGATATCGACCACCTCGGCCCTTCCCGCCGGTGGTTCTTTTTGTATTCCTTTACGAACCAGTCCACGACCTCCTCGTCATACGGCAGCACGTTCGGGTTCCCATCGTATTCCGCCATCGTCCGCATGGCCTCGTCCATGTTGATGTTAGGCGTAACGGCCCGCTGCTGCGCGGGGTTCCCCTCGTTGTCGTACATCTTGAAGTCGATCAGCGTCTTCCAGTATCCGTCCGTGCTCCCGTCCGGCTGCAGGCTGAAGCTCCCGTCCCCGTTGTCCACAAGGAACGTGTAGAACTTGGGAAGCCTCCCGTCTTCCGCGCACTTTTTCAGATAGATCTCCGCGTTCTCTTTCCCGCTCTTGCTGTAATCCCAGTAATCCTGCGGGTAGAAATTGCCTTCATCCACCTTGACGGTATCGTATTTCCCGTTGGCTTTCTTCTTCAGCCTGCCGTTTTCATCGCGCAAAAATTTGCGCTCATTCTGGTCGTTTTGATAATCCTGGTAATTCCTGACCTTGTCGTTCAGCTTGATGTCCGTTTTGCTCCACCCGCTGCGATGGAAGGGGATGATAAAGTCTATCCGCGGGTCAGCCATGGCAGCCAGGATCTGTTCATCGCTGATGCCGATCAGGATGGTGCCCACGTCCTTGGAGTACATTTCCCGGATTCGGAAGGCCTCTGCGGAGTCTATGCCCTCCTTGTCGTCGAATATCAGTCTCCCGTTTTCGTCCAGGCCCGTCCCCTGCGGCACCAGGCTCAGGTTGATCTTCATGCCCGTCCCGCCGAATATCCGCGCAAAGGCCGGCACCTTCGTGTACGCCTGCGCCGTCAGGTCCATCGACGCCATGTCAAGTACGGCCTGCACCATGTCCAGCAGGTGCACGGTCTCAAAGTCGCTGAAGCTCTGCACGCGCAGTCCGCCGATCCTGATGATCTTTTCGATTTTTTCCGGCGATAATCTTCTGATATCTCCGTCGTAGTCCGTCCGCAGCTGCACCACCTTCGGGTTATTATTCCCCTTTTTGTTCATCGCCTTGATGAAATCAGCGGCCGCCTGCGGATGCTCCCGCTTCAATCTCGCCAGCCCGTCCGTGCTGGTCACTTCCTGCAGGGTGGGCTTGTACTCGCCGTCATAGGTCTTGAGCCATGCCTTGGCATACCTTCCCAGCCATTTCCGTCGGCTTTCCACATAGCAGAAGCTGCACGGCGCTTTAAGTCCCAGCTCGTTCAGCTTGTTCATCAGCTTCGTCAGGTCGCCCGGCTGCAGCGCGGAGTTGGGTATCCGCTTCATGATCTCGTTGTAGATTCCCTGGTAAAGCAGCCTCTTCTCGCACAGCGTGGACGCGTCCAGCGTCACCTCGTAATCGCCGTTCGGCTTTAAAAAGCGCACGGATCCGTCCGGATTCACTTCAAAATCCAGACGGTCTTTATTATCGGCGACATACTTGGCGATGCCGTTTACCTGCTCGATCCACCTGTCTATCTGCTCGTCGGTGAATCTGCCGGATTCGATCAGGTTCTGCCTTACGCGCTCGATCTCCTCGTCCGTCCAGGTGCGCAGCGAATATTTCGCCGTCGTCCCGCCGTCCAGCGCCAGCGGTTCCCCGCTGTCTGAAAGGATGTCGCGCTCGGCTTCCTCCTGTTCCATCAACCCCTGATACCCTTCTACATCATTCCTTTCCATCAGCCCCTGCACGTACTTCCCCAGCGCCGCAAAGGCCCGGTTCTGCTCCGCCGTGCCCGCCGTCCATTTGAGGTCGAACAGCTCCATGGCCTCGCTGATCGTTCCCCCGCTCAGCATGAAGTCCCCCGCCGCCGTGTACAGCCGCTGCCGGTTCCCAAGGCTGGCCTCCAGCCCCTGGCCCCTCAGGATCCCGTCCGCCAGCTCGCTGGCGGCCTTATTCATTTCCTCCCGGCCCTCTGCGTTGCGCACGGCCTCCTGGAATTTTTCCGTCAGCTCCCCGTTGCTGCCGACGTTCGCCACCCGGGCCTTCTCCTCCCGAATCGGCTGGGTTTCCGTCAGCGCGTCGTTCATGATCCGCCGCAGTTCCTCCATCGCGCCCTCCTGGTCGCGCAGCATTTTGGCCTGCGGCGTGCGTTCCGCGTAATTATTGAGCAGGTTATGGATCTTATCCAGCGTCTCCCTGATCCAGTTTTTGATGCTCTGCACCAGCCCCGGGTTTTTCGCCGCCAGCGCCCTGGCCGCCCGCTCGTCCCCGATCACGTCGTACAGCGCGTCCGCAATGACCTCCTCCAGCGCGTCGGCGTTGTATCCGGTCTCCTCGTCCACGCCTCCCAGCTGCACGCCGTGCCGCTCGTACAGTTCCATTTTGGCCTGCACCAGCGCCCCGACATCCAGCCCCGCGTTTTGTGCGTACTTCATAAACGCCCGCTTAAGGTCCACATAGGCCCCCGGGTTGTTGGTCCTCAGCGCGTGCGCCAGCTCATGGCTCAGCACCGTGATGAATGGATTTTTGGAATTCTGCGCGATATGGATGACTTTGTGACCGTTCACGTCGGAATAGGTGTAGCTGCCGTTGGCATATGACCCCTTGCCGTTGGTGATCTCGCTGTCCATTACGGCGCTGTACCCGATTTTCCTGAGATAGTCGTTCATGACGGTCATCTGGGTCCGCGTCTCCGCGTCCATCTGCGTCCCGCCGCTCCAGCTGGCGAAGTGCAGCCCCGCCTGCCGCAGGTCGTCGCTCAACCCCTGCGCCTTGTTAAGCAGCTGCGCCGTCTTTTCCCGGCTGGAATACAGCTCGATCCCGTCGCTGTCGTACTGAAGGTCCGCCTTCGTCCTCTCCAGGTTCACCTGGCCGCTCGTCTGTACCCTGTTCGATACGGACACGCCCCCGCCGGATGATCCCCCGCGCGTATAGGCTTCCCCTTGAGGGGAAGCTGTCTGCGCAGCAGACTGATGAGGTGTCTCCGAAGCGCCCGCGTCGTTGATCTCCGTATTCAGCTTCGCGTCCCCGTCCGTCTGCGCCTGTTCCTGCGCCTGGTTCGTCTCGGCCTCCAGCTTCGCCCCTTCGCTCTCCTGCTCCTCCGGCGGTTCCCCGGTCTCCGTGTCCAGCTTCGCGTTCTGATCCGCCTGCGCCTGTTCCTGTGCCTGGCTGGTCTCCGTGTCCAGCTTCCCGTTCTGATCCTCCGGCGCTTCTCCCTGGGGCACATCCGTTACTTTCGTGTCCAGCCGGTCGCTTTCCTGATCCTCAGCCCGCGGTTCCGTCACATCTGTGTCCAGTTTGTCCGTTTCTTCCCGCGGCTCGTTGACATCTGTGTCCAGTCTGTCGCTTTCAGCGGCTTTTTCTTCGGGCTGTGTCACATCCGTGTCCAGCCTGTCGCTTTCCTGCTCTCCCTGCTGCGGTTCGTTGACTTCTGTGTCCAGCTTTTCGTCCTGATCCACTTCCGCCTGCGCCCCGGCCGCTTTCTCCGCGGCCTTTCCGGTCTCCTCCTCCGCCTGGGCCGTCTGCTCCATACCGCCCTGCGCCGCGGCCACCGCCGCCTGCACTTCTTCCGGGCTCAGGAAATCGTTCCCCGTCCTGGCCTGCGCGGCCGCCACCAGCGCGTCCATGGCCTCCCCGGTCCCGCTGGCATCCATCGGCCTGACCAGCCGCACCGGCTCCGCAGGCCGCTCCATCGTCTCCGGCGCTTTCTGCTCCGCCTCCCGCATTTCCGGCCGCGCGGGAACAGGGACAGGCTCCGGCCTGTCCTCCGGCCTCTCCACCGCTTCCGGTTCCTGGTCCCTGACCACCTGTGCGTCCTGCCGGCTCCCGGTCTCGACCGGCAAATCCTGCAGCTGCTGGTTTGTTTCTTCCCGCTCATACTGCTCGCGGTCATTTTCGGGCAGCTCAGGAAGACCGGGCTTTTCGCCGGCCTTATCCCCGCTCTGTTCTTCGACGATCTGCTGCACCTGTTCCGGCGGCAGGAACTTACCCTTCTGCGCGTCCTCCGCCGCTCTCCGCAGCGCATCAGCCGCTCCCGCGGGCTTCTTCACCCTGCCCGCTCGCCGCTGCTCGTCCAGCACCTGGATGGGGTTCACCGCCGGCTGGGTGTCCTCCGGCGCGCCCTGTCCGGTCAGCCCTTCCTCGAAGGCGTCGTGCTGCTGCTCCTCCGTAGGCGCCCCGCCGTTTTCCTTTTGCTCCTGCTGTTCCGCCACCGCGTCCACGACAGCGGCTGACACAGCCACGCGCGCCGCCAGGTCCTTCTGATCTTCCGTCGCGGTGCCGTCCAGTGTCGCCATTACAGCTGTCGTGTACGGATGAGTAAAAGTGGGGGAAAGATGCGTCCCTATAAAGTTAAGCACGTTCATGCCGGACGTGTTACACATCGTCATGGCCACGGTATCCTGCGCGTCCGCCACGCTGAATAACGTCCCGCTTTTTTTCATGTTTTCGACTGTTAATGCCGGGTCAATACGGAATTCTCGCCCATTCAACCAGTCCGCGCCAACCTTAAATGTTTTTTCCGAAAAATCCTGAAATAGCTCCTGGGCTGATTCCATCACATTTGTTTTTACAAAACTCGCGGCTGCGTCTCCAAGGCCTAATTTCCGGCCTACCGTATACCAGATGTTTCCCTCCAAGACGTCCCACGATTCCGAACCTGCTTCAACAAAAGTGCTTGCGCCCCGCATCAGAAAGTCTATTCCATTCCACTTGTCTCCCAGTTCCGCACGGTCCTCCCTGATGCCGCGTCCCCAGCTCTGCGCCCACATAGTGCGAAATTTGCTCGACTTTAACACACTCCCCAGATTACTGGGATCTATCGGCTCCGCCTTCATGTTTGTATACAGGAAATTGCCTATGTTGGTGCCTACGTTAACGCCCACCTTGTTGACGACCAGGTCTGCCAGATAGGCCGCTGTTTCGGGCTTAATGCCGTACTTGGTCAGGTTCTCCGTCCATGTCTTCACGGACTCCTTGCCATCCGTCACAGCTGCTTTTTCAAGAGCAGTCGCCGCCGTATTTATCGCGTTATAGATAGGGTTGTCGGTTGCGCTTTTCCACCCCAGATAAGCTCTTGCGTAATCTGGAATTCCAACGCGTATATTGCCATCCTTGTCATATGGATCCTGCTTAATTTGACCGAATGTCAAGTCCCAAAATGCCTGCCCTAAATCTCCCCACGACTGCATTGACCGCAGCGCGCTGGCGTACATTGCTTCCGCTCCGGCCGCCCCTGCGCTTATCAAATCGTCGCGGTATTTTATAAAGTCATTTTCAAAAAAGGCGGCTACGGGATTCTCCCTGCGATAAGCATCCTCAGCCAGTATTTCCGCCTCGACCATTTTCTGGTGCGCATCTTTCCATTCCTGGGTGTAAGGTTCATATTTGTCCCGCTCTGCTCTAAGTGCCGGAATCTTTGCCCGCAGCGACGCCTCCGAATTTTCGGAATCCCCGATCACCTGGTCCGCCTGGTCGATCAGATCCGCCACGGTCATCCCGTCGAAATCCTTTTCCCCACCGGCAAACTGCGAAAGCTCGTTTCTCGCCCAAGTCAGCTTTTCTATATTAGCTGATGTGGTCGGTGAGTAAACAATCGGAAATTCACCGTTTTCATCGGCAAACATGATGGGTTGCCACGGCACACCAGTAGCTTTGATGGCCTCCAGCTGCTCGTCTATTTTCCTGACAGCCTCCGCCGCGTCCTTGGGCGTCATGCTTTCATACCGCGCCCGCAGCCTCTCTTCCTCCATGTCCGCGGCCAGCTTGTCGCCTTCCTCCTGGCGCTTCTTCGCGTCACGGTCCGCCAGCTCCATCTGGTCGGCCGCCGCGGATTTGCTGCCAGGCTTAAACACGTCGCTGCCGTAGCTCCAGTCCTCCCGGGCCAGCATGCTGTAAAAGCCCGCATGGCTCGCGTCCTCTCTCCAGGTCCGCAGCGCCTCCTCGCGCAGCTCAGGCCTCAGGTCGCTGAATTCCTGCGCCGTCAGTCCCATGGCCGTGTATACCTGTTTTTCGTCGTTCAGCCGGTTCAGCACCTGCTGCGCGCCGTCCTCGCCGTATACGTGATACATGGCCAGCACTTCGTTCTGGTCGGTCTCCGGCAGCTGACGGAATTCCTCCATGCTGATCCGGCCCTCCAGGAATCGCTCCGCGTCCGTCATGGCGTTGACGCGGGCCGCCTCCTGCCGGGCCTGTTCGTCCTGCTGCTTTTGCGCTACCTGCCCCTCCAGCGTCCGGATCTGCGGCAGTATTTCAGCCAGGCGCTTTTCCGCTTCTCCGGCCGCCGCCTTGTCCGTCACGCGCAGGGGATATTGCATCGTCGCGCTGATCAGTTCCTCGCGCTCCGCCTTCAGCGCCTCCAGCCGCTTCTGGTCCGCTGCCAGCGAGCTGCCAAAGCTGAAAGTGGTTTCGGGCGTTTTCGGCGCTTTCCTGCTCCCCCATCGGCCGATCACGGCCCCGACGGATTCGTTATTGGCTGCGTCGTGCTGCACGACTCCTCCGGCGTAGTCGGTCAGGAGATTTCTGTCAGACTGCAGCGCGATCTTATCCTCCCAGCTCAGGTTCTTGTCGCCCAGCAGCTCGTCGATATGTTTGACCGCGTCGTTCACCTCGTCGCCTGTGTACTCCCTCGGCGCTTCGGCCTGCGCGGCCCCGGCCTTGTTTCCGCCCGCAAAGGTGAACTTGGTGCCCGGCTTCTGCTCCTGCTGCCCGCCGTTTCCTCCGAATATCCCGCCGATCTGTGCCCTGAGCGCCCGCATCGCCGACGGGAATGCCTGGAAAGCATTGTCCGCTATCTGCTCCAGGACGGATTTGTCGGAGTTCTCATATCCAGGGAAAAGCTGACCCTTGATGTGTCTGTCGATCGCTTTCTCCAGGTCCTCCGGCTGCTCCATCTGGCTTTCGCCCTTCAGCCGCTCCAGCGCCTCGTTCCGAACGGCCTGCTCCTGCTGGGCCTGTGTCTGACCAGCCCCTGTATTGGCGGAAGCCGCGCCCGTTGCCGGCGCGGCCTGCTGATTGCCAACCTTTTCCCTTGCCCACTGTCTGAAATCTTCCTGCGTATTCAGATATTTCTTAGCCATAATATTCCTCCGTGGGTGTTAATTATTTTTTCTGTTGATAAAACTCAGGTCGGTCACATACTGAGACTGTGTAGGCGAGGTAACAGTCTCTTTGCCGCCCGTGGCCGGCGCCGCCGCTGCGGCTTCTGCCTGCGCTTCCCTGAGCGCACTGACTGCCTCGTCCATCCTCCTGCGGGACAGTTCCCTTCCATCCCTGTCCTTCGTCGCCTCGATGTCCCCGATGTTGAGCCCGCTCCCCGTGCCCTGCATCGGCAGCGTCGCCAGGTACGCCTGGTAATCCTGATAGTCCTGCAGCCAGCGCTGGTAATCCTGATCCTCCAGCTTCCGCATGGCCTCCAGGTTGTTCCGCCGGTCGTCCATCCCCTGCTGGTACTGCTGATACGCGAGCTGCTGCAGCTCCGGTATCATGGCCGCCAGGTTGCCTAAGGATTCCTGATACGCCTGCTGCCCCGCCTGCGCCGCGTAGCTGTTTCCATAGCCGCCAGTCAGCGTCGCGCTCTGGCCCTGCGTGTCCATCATGGCCTGCCTGCCGGCCTTGACGTAATTGTCCTTGATCTGCTGATACAGCCCGTCCGCGTTTACGTCGTACTTAAATCCCTCAGGGTTAAGCAATTGGTTAAGCGTCGCCTGCATCGCCGGCGCGTACGCGCTCTGATAGGCGCCCGGGTTGGCCGCCATCAGCCCCGCGTAATCCATCGCGTAGGGCCCCGCCTGTCCGCCCGCGTTTCCGGTGCCGCGCGTAAAAAAGCCGCTCACCGCGTCCTGGTTCCCGCTCTGCTGGTTGCCGTATCCCGGCCTTAAATACTGCCTCCAGCCCCCGAGCCCCGTCTGGTGCATCCCGGTCACCTGCATCGGGTTGGCCATCGCCGCCCCCTGGGCCACGGTCTGCTGCACCTCCGCCGGGCTCATCGGCGGCTGCTGCGCCGGCTGTGCCGGCTGCGCCGGCTGCGGGGCCTGCATCGGCTGCTGCGCCGGCGCTTCCTGGCCTTTCGAAAAAAACCTGCGGAACGTCCCGTCAGAAACCCCCGCGGCCTGCGCCTGTCCGAATTTACTCTTTAAAATGTCCAAATTAGTCGCCATATCCGTACACCCCCACTGCCATCAGTCCAATGGTCACCGTTCTGTCCACCTGTTCCGTCGCGTCCTGCGTCTCCGCGTATTTAAAAAGCCTCAGCGTCCCGCACTCGTCCCGCGTGTAGCTCCTGATCACCCCGCACCAGACGTCGTCCATGCGCTGCCCGGAATTGCTCTGCGCGTGCAGTACCTGCGCCTGCACAAAGCTGATCACCCCGGCCCGCTGCTCCCAGGCGTCCAGGTTTACCTCCGCCCACGCGATCCCGCCGGTCACCGTCCATTGATTCACCGGCACGCTCACCCGCTGCGTGTTGATCTGCAAACCGTGCTCCCCGCCGATCCGGAACACCATCCCCGTGTCCGTAAAATTGACCTGCGCCGCCCGGTCAAACGAAAATCCCAGCTGCGCCAGGGTCACCCCGTGCGGGTTGCCCTTATCCAGCATGTGCGCGGCTACCGCCTGCGCCGTCGTCTGCGCGTCGTCGGCCTTCCCGCTCGCCATCCCGTTGGCGATTCGCCCCTTTGCGTCCAGGTAATTGTCGGTTTTCGCATTCTCCAGCTCCATCTCCAGCTGGGGAACGAGCCGCACCAGATAGCGCCGGATGTTGTCAACGTCCCTGGCCAGGTCGCCCGACGATGTCAGGCCCGATAATTCAAGCAATTCCGTTTCGCCTCCCTGCTCTCAAAAACCTTACCCAGCATGTAGATCACCACCGCGCCCGTCCCGCTGTAGCGCAGACGGAGGTGGTCGCAGTGCTTCGCCACTATCGGCAGCGTCACCAATTTTTTGTTTTCTGTTTGGTAGCTCAGCACGCGGTGCCACCGTCCGTCTGAATCATACTGTACATCCACCTGCACCTGCGCCCCTCGTTCCATCTCCAGGCGCAGGGTCAGCCTTTTGAGCGTTTTTTTACTTACGTCCGCCACCAGCATGTCGCCGGTCTCCGCCCACCAGCTGATGTCCTCCTCCAGCCGCGCCTCGTTGCTCTCCAGCGCGGAGCCGCTCCCGTCGATGCCCCAGATCGTCCCCGTGTCGTCGAGGAAATAGTCTCCCTCCTCCGTTCCGGCAAACGCCACGGCCCTGGTGTCGTCCTCCCGGTGCCAGAGGCCCCGCAGCGCGTCAAACGTATACAGGGCCGGCGTCCCGTCCTGGATCGCGCTCATGTAAAGTTTCCCTGCGTGCCTCCCGCACACCACCTCCGTCATCGGCTCCTCGCCCAGCTGCTGCCCGATGTCCACCGGTCCGCTGCCGTCGTAGCGGATCATCCCGCCGTCGCTCATATAGAAAAGCAGCTCGTTTACCACACACAGGCTTTTCCCGCATCCGGGCTTCACCCCGCGCACCTGCAGCTCCGTCAACTGGAAATTACTGGGCTGCGTTCCGTACAGCCGGTGCACCCGGTTTTCTTTCCAGAAGTGCACGTATCCCATGTAGACACACACCCCGGTGAATTCCCCCTGGCTGCCCACGGTCGCCGCGTAGCTGTCTGTGCTGATTCCGAGATAGCTGTTCCAGTTGAGCGGATCCCCCAACTTCGAGCAGCGTATCTCGTGCGTCTTGTTTGAATACCCCCATATGCGGTTATTGCACTCCACGATCTCGTCCAGCTCCGGCGCGTTCCGGCTGACCACCACGGTACCTTGGTTAACGAAATCGGTCACCACTCCGCTGGCGATCACGATGTAATCCTTCCCCCGCGCGTAGATCGTCGCCGCGTCCAAATTAAACGAGTCAAAATCAAATCCGCTTAGGCTGACCACGTCGTAGTCCGAAAACATCGCCCCGATGCCCCCACCCTCGATGCACTCGATGCGGGAATAGACAGTATCCAGCCCCGTCCACGTCCCCGCCAGCAACTGATACAGCCCATTGGTCTCCGTATTGAGCCAGTAGCTCCCCTCCAGCGCGTCCTCCGGCGCCGTCTCGCTGGCAATGTAATTAAGCTCCTGCCCGCTCAGCATGCACGGGCGGACGTGCACCTGCTCTCCCGTCCAGTCCTCCTGGATATGCCTCAGCGTCCCATCGTGCGTGTTGTAAACGATCCCTGCCGGCCAGCAGATCAGATAGGCCCCCATGCGGATCAGCTGCTGCTCGCCGGTAAGCTCCGTCCCGCCTTCTCCCGGGCTGTACACCATTTTCCCGCCGTACCACAGCTGCCCGTCCGCTATCCAGGCCAGCTGTTCCCCGCCCAGCAGCGTCCCGCCGTTGATTTGGCGGATCAGCCGCCGGCGCTTCCTGGGCGCCAGCATCGGGAATTCGTCCGCGCTCATGTTGCGCTCGTCCCAGAATTCTGCCCCGTCCGCCGCTTTCCGCGCGTGCAGGCCCAAAAACTGGTTCTGCAGCTCCTGCTGCTCGTTGCCCGCCTGCAAATAAGGCATGCTCATCGTCTATCCCTCCAGCCTATCCGAATATGGATTACTCCCCGGCATTTCCGCCCGTATGATCCACCCGCGGGTCGTCCGCCCTGGCCGCCAGTACAATCACGCCGCGCTCTTCCTGGGCCTCCTGCCCGGCGTCCGTCTTCGCCCCGCGTATCATTGTCATGGCCGCCGCCAGCTCGCGCATGGCTGCCGTCAGGTCGCGGAGCGCCTTGGTGTCCAGCTTCCGCGTCCTCACCTCCGTGATCCCGCCGTCACCGTCGCTGATCACGCGCCCGTGCAGCGTGTCGATGTCCCCCGCCGCGGCCTTCAGCTCCCTGGCCGCCCTGCTGATCCCGTCGCACAGCGTCTCTATGGTCCTCGCGTCCCTCGCCTGCGCGCGCGCGAGAGCTTTTTCCTGCACATTTTCTGCATAGTTTCTGCGCTTTTCCGTCCAGTTTCTACGACTTGACGCCTTCTGAATCATGCTTTCCGAAATCTGATATTTTTCTGCCAGCTTTTCGAGCGTCATCC